CAGGAGGTGGAGAAGTTGCTTTTTCATCTAATAAAGGTGCAGGTTCAGTAGGAGGATATAAGTTTTATGATTGGAATGGAACAACTGCAACACTACTTTTGTCTATATTACCTTCAGGAAACGCTACCTTTAGTGGAGAAGTTTCGGTTGGTTCAAGTTTAGTTTTATCAGCAGCCAATCCATTTATTTATGGTGGAACAGCAGCTGGTGGAACCGGAATATCTAATATTGGTGGTCAAAGCTATATTAAAATATATGGTGCCGGCCATGCTACTCTTGCTAATGTTACACAATTTGTGAATGGAAGTAGTACATCATTTACAATTTCATCTGCAGGAGTAACTAATTTTAGTTCAAGAGTTAATGTTAATGGTGCTGCAGATAATGCTTCATATGCTCTTAACGTTTATGGTGATGCTACTTTTAATGGTACTAGAGCTGCACCTGCATATATCTATGCTCTTCGCGGTGGAGATGATTCTAAACTAATCTTAAAAGCAGGTTCAACTGCAGGATATTTTTCACAAATAGATGTTTCAGGTTGGAATGGAACAGGTACACCCGCTTATATATCTTTAAATGCTGGAAGTGGTACTGGAATTTATATAAATAATGGAAATAATGTAGGGGTAGGTACTGTAACCCCATCAGCAAAATTAGATGTGTATGCTGGAGCTGATGCAACATCAAATCTAGTTTTATGGGGACAAACAATTAGAAATGAAGGTAATGGTGCTGCTACTGGATATGGTGCTGGATTAAAACTTAAATTAAGTAGTGATGGTGAACCATATAAATGGGCAGGTATTGCTGCTGTGGCAGGTACAGGATATTCAAATAGAACTGATTTAGGTTTATTTACAGCCGCTACATCTACTGCAAATGCAACTGAAAAAGTAAGAATAACTGGAGATGGTGCTGTTGGTATAGGTATGTTAACTCCTAATCAAAAATTAGTAATAAATCAAGGTACTGCTGCTAGTTATAATAATGGTATACCTGCAACTTCAGGTACAACACAAAATGGTATATTAAGATTAACTCCATCTTATGGAAATTTTGGAGAAGCTCTTGATTTTGGTATGAATGTTGGACCTACTTATGCGTGGATTCAATCAACAAATTATAGTGGTTTAGATACTAATTATAGTTTAGTACTAAATCCTAATGGTGGTAATATAGGTATTGGTACTAAAAGTCCTACAGCTACTTTACAAGTTAGAGGTCCAAATGCTGTAGGTGTTTTCTTTGATGCTCAAAATGAGGGAGCAGGTGGTGCAGTTTTTAGTAGAGTTAACGCAAGTAGTTCTCCATATAATCACTACATTTTTAATAATGGTAATGTTGGTATTAATACAAATGACTTTTCTGAAATACCAGGTTCTTCAGCTTTAAAAATAGCTGGTGCAAGAGCTACTCTTGGTTTGAATAGTTCTGGAACTTTATCAACAATTGTTTTAGTTGCATCTAATAATACTGCAACAGCAATGCACTTAAATTTTGAAAATACAGGTGCATTTAGATGGTATAGTTATGTATCAGCGGGAGAAACATTTAGTTTATTAGGTAATGGTAGATTAGGTTTAGGAGTTACAAGTCCAGATGCAAGATTACATGTTGGTGGACCAATTTTAGTATCTAATGGTGCTCAAACATATAGAAGAGCTATTACTTGTCACGGACAAACCGGCACATATACACAAATTAAAGTTCACTTTAATAAAACAGCATGGGGTTCTGTAACCTATGATATTAAATTAGCATCTGCTGGAGGATCTCATCATACGGCTGGAGGATATTATTCTAACCCAGGAATAGGGTCACATGTAAATTCAATTAATGCTGGAACTGGCTTAACTATGACTTTTGTAGCAGGTTCACAAACAGGTGATACTCAAGGAGCTACATGGACTTTTTCAGGAGGAACATTTATACATCCAATATTAACAATTGATATTGGTTGTGGTAATGGATATCAAGTAAATCCTGATGATATAGTAGTAGTTTATACATAAAAATAATAAAAATTAGAAAGCAATAATACAATGGCTAAAAGTAAAAATACAATCCTCGCCTCGCTTCTCCATTCAGTCACATCAGGAGCAATATTAAAAGCAACAGGTGATATATTAGCACCCAGTTTAATCCAAGAATCAGGATCGAATGTAACTATTTCAGGTTCGGGTTCTATTGCAGGCGATTTAACAGTGCAAGGCACTTTAATTGCACAAGAATTTCGTACAGAATATGTTTCTTCTTCAATACTATATGAAAGTGGTTCAACTAAGTTTGGTGATTCAAATGACGATACTCACGTATTTACTGGAATAGTAAGTGTTAGTGGTTCAGTATTAGTGAATGGAGTTCCAGCTATTGGACCTCAAGGATATCAAGGCACTCAAGGAACACAGGGCAATCAAGGCCCTCAGGGTAATCAAGGCCCACAGGGGATTCAAGGCTCCCAAGGCGCGCAAGGCAATCAAGGTCCTCAGGGTAACCAGGGACCTCAGGGCAATCAAGGCCCACAAGGCAATCAGGGACCTCAGGGTAACCAAGGCCCTCAAGGCAATCAAGGCCCTCAAGGTATTCAAGGTGCTCAAGGCAACCAAGGCCCTCAAGGCAATCAGGGACCTCAAGGCAACCAAGGCCCTCAAGGAATACAAGGAGCTCAAGGTAACCAAGGCCCTCAAGGGATTCAAGGAACAGTTGGTACAACTGGTGCCCAAGGTAATCAAGGCCCTACAGGTATACAAGGAACATTAGGTGCTCAGGGTAATCAGGGTCCTACAGGTATTCAAGGAACCGTTGGTACAACAGGTTTCCAAGGTAACCAAGGTCCAACAGGCTTACAAGGTACAGCTGGTACTAACGGAACAAATGGTTCAAATGGTGCACAAGGCAACCAGGGACCTACTGGTTTACAAGGAACAGCAGGCACGAATGGTACAAACGGATCTAATGGAACCAATGGTGCTCAGGGTAATCAAGGCCCAACTGGGTTGCAAGGTACAACAGGCGCTGCTTCAACTGTAGCTGGTCCTCAAGGATCTACAGGTGCTGCCTCAACAGTAGCTGGTCCTCAAGGTACCGCTGGTACAAACGGAACTAATGGTTCGCCTGGTGGAACTGGTCCTCAAGGTGCTACTGGAGCTGCTTCAAGCGTAGCAGGTCCTCAAGGTAATACTGGAGCTCAAGGAACAGCAGGTTCAACTTCTTATACAGCAACATACGCAACCAATTCAACTAGACTATATGCTAGCGATGGTTCTTATGTATATGGAGGAGCAGCTCCTTATTATATGTATATGACTTATGATGGGACAAGATGGTTACTTCAAGTTAATCCTGCTACTCCTTCAGCTGTAAGAGTAGCTTATGCTGATGCCGCGGGTTCTGCTAGTAATGCAACAACAGCAGGAGGTTTAGCAGTTCACACTGGTACAAATAATGTTGCTAATCAAATAGTAAGAACAGATGCTAGTGGTTATATACAAGCAGGTTGGATAAATACAATTTCTGGTGATAATGGAACATCTGCACTAACAAGAATATATGCTTCTGATGATGCTTATTTAAGATACTATACGCCTGCTAACTTTAGACAAGTATTAGATGTTCCTACAAGAACAGGTGGAAGTGCGTCTGGTTCTTGGGGTATTAATGTAACGGGATCTGCAGGTAGTGCAGGTAGTGCTGGTTATGCTGCTTATTTATCACCTACATATGCAGGTGATGTATATATAAATCCTCAAACATATTTTAATAATGGTATTGGACTCAAAGTAGCCATGACAGGAGCCTGGTCTGTATGGTCAGATACTTTATGGATAAATGGTTATACTGGAGGTGATGTACCAAATATGTGTGCATTACATTTTTTACGTAATGGAACGCCAAGAATGGCTATTAGTACACAATCATTTTCATCTACTAGTTATGGAACTTATTATGAAGTAATTACAGCATATAATATTGCTTCTCAATCAGTATCATCTGCTTCAACAGCAGGTACAGTAACTGGATCTTCTACTATAGGAGGATATCTTACATTAAATGTTAACTGGGGTGTAAGTCCTTACACAGCAGCTTTTAATATTGTTGGTACACATCCGTCAATGGTTTTTAGAGGCAGTAATGGAGATACACATTACATGATCCATATGGATTCTGCTGGAGATATGCAATATTATTTTGGACCAGGATATACAACTAATAACTGGACTCAAAGATATACTTTTACCAAGGGCGGGAACTTTAGTGCTCTTACTGGAAACATTTCAGCATCAGGTACAGTTACAGGTTCAAATTTATCAGGTACAAATACAGGTGATCAGACTAATATATCAGGTAATGCTGCTACATCAACAGCATCATCAGGTGTAAGTTTTTTAACTCAACCTAATGCTAATTGGGCTGGAAGAATACAATTAGGTGGTAATGGTGGTGGCGGTACTGCTTTAATTGCAGTGGTTCAATCTACCAATGGTAATTTACATATGGATGCAGGAAGTGGTAACGTAATGTATTTAAATTATTATAATAATGGTACAATTTGGTTAAATGGTAGTACCTATAATATTAGTGCTAATGGTTCACAATATAATGGCAATGCTGCTACAGCTACTACAGCTGCAAGAGCAACTAGAGCTAATGGTAATTTTTATATAGATGATAACTACGGTAATACCATAGTAGGAGTATATAATGCAGCTAGATATCAAGGTGTATTTGCAATGGGTGATGCTTATAAATTACCAGCTGATGGTACTAGTACAGGTGGTCTTTATGGTCTTGCTTGGTCACACCCTAATGCGGGTGGTGTAGCAGGTAATTTAAATGACCATGGTTTACTTGTTATTAATAACGGAGTATTTGCTGCTGCAATATCTAGCTCTATAAGAGCGGCTACTGATATGAGAGCTCCTATATTCTATGATTCAAATGATACAGGATATTATTTAGATCCTAATGGTACATCAAATTTAAATAAGTTAAGTGCATTTACAATGTCTTATAACGACATGAATTCAATGTCGGTAAATTCCCCATATGCTGCTAGATATGCTGGTTCTGCAAATTATCGTAATGGTACAATGGGTTATGGTACTACTGATTTTAATGTAATATTCTCTAACTGGGGTTCTGGGTTTATAGATTCGTGGAGTAGTCCAGGTAATGCTCCTGGTGGTTCATCTCACTATGTAGGTCATCAAGTATGCCACTATAATCATCAAAATAGTACTAATGTATATGGATATCAAATGGCATGTGCTGGTGAAGCTGTTAATAGATTCTTTTGGAGAAGTTCATGGGCAACCCCAAATGCTTGGGTAGAAATGATACATTCAGGAAATATAGGGTCTCAATCAGTAGCAACAGCAGGTAATATTACGGCATATACTATTAATCAAAGTGTAGGTTCAGATAATTCACCTTCATTCCATACAGTTCCAACATATTATTTAAGAAATAGGTATGATATAACTACAGATCACCCATATGGAATCTATTTTGGTACTAGTGTTAGTGATTATTCATATGCTATATATAAACAAACAGGAGCCTGGTCTCACCCTTACCCAGATTTACATATAGCTTTCCATACCGGTATTAAATTAGGAGCACATTATAGCTATAACGGTATAAGATTTTATAATAACTCAGATTTTGCTACAATAACAGCTTCTATAGGAGATGGTGATAATCATATGAGAGGTTATTATGACATCATAGCATATGCCTCTGATAAACGTTTAAAACACAACATCCAACCAATTGAAAATGCCTTATCAAAAGTCAATTCATTAACTGGTATGACTTACCAATGGAATAATGTAGGTAGCCAACATGGATGGAGTCCGGATATGGAAACAAGAGAGGCCGGAGTATTTGCTCAAGATGTTCAAGCGGTATTGCCTGAAGCTGTTAAACTTGCCCCATTTGATAATAATATGGGTGTGTCAAAATCAGGTGAAAACTTCTTAACAGTTAAATATGAAAAAATTGTTCCGTTATTAATTGAAGCAATTAAAGAATTAAAAGCAGAAATAGACGAATTAAAGTCTCAAAAATAATATTTATAACCATGGCATTACCAGCATCAGGAAACTCAATAAGTATATCACAAATACGAAACGAACTAAATCCAGTTTATGGATCTAGTTATAGCCTAAGACAACTTAGTGAATGGGCCGCTAAATCAACACCGGATGCTATGAGTGAATTTTATAGCTTTTCTGCTACATCTAATGTTAACATTGTAGCATATATGCCAAGCTTATGTGGTTGTGCTAACTATTATACTTTTGCCGCCGTAGCAGCAGTTGCTGTAAATACAACATTAACAGTGACTATGAATTGGTATGGAGATTTGGGAGGTTTTATGCAAGAAGTTTTTTATATAAGCTCAGGAACAACTTGTGGATCTACTAATATGTATTCAGGAAACAGAGTAGAATGTGTGGGTGAATATAGAAATAATGAATATTGGGAAGTTACACCAACAAGTAGTGGTAATCAAGCTTATACTACAGGTCTTAATTATTTCAATGATCTTGTACCTTGTTAAAATAAATAAAATAAAATATGATAAATTACTATTTAAGACCGGATCAGGCAATCATCAAAATTGATGAAGAAAACAAAATAGCTATTAATGTACTTACTATAGGGGCACATAAATTTATTGGATATACAACTAACGTTGAATATGTTAATAATATGATCAGTATGGCTAATAGCGGAAGTTTAGCTCCTAGTGATGAAACAGCATTTAATGTTGCTTTAGCTGAAGCTAAATCATTTATAAGCGGGATTTAATTATCAATTATAACATTATTCTTACAATATTTATACCAGAATAATCCCGGTATAATATAATGAGAATACACAACGCACTAGTTACAGGTTCATTAGAGGTATCAGGTAGTTTTAAGCTACCTGCAGTTCCACAAGACACATCAGGTTCATTAGATAAGTATCTGGTACTTAACCAAAGTACTGGAGAGATATATTATACTTCAAGAGGCTCTCAGGGTACTCAAGGCAATCAAGGCCCTCAGGGTAACCAGGGTCCTCAGGGTAACCAAGGCCCGCAGGGTATTCAAGGGTTTCAAGGTAACCAGGGCCCACAAGGAATACAAGGTTCTCAAGGACGCCAAGGCCCTCAAGGGGATCAGGGAGCTCAAGGCCGCCAAGGCCCTCAAGGCGATCAAGGAGCCCAAGGCAGACAAGGCCCTCAAGGGGATCAGGGAGCTCAAGGCCGTCAGGGACCTCAAGGGATTCAAGGAGCACAAGGAAATCAGGGCCCTCAAGGCATTCAAGGTGCTCAAGGCAATCAGGGCCCTCAGGGTATCCAAGGTTTTCAAGGCAACCAAGGCCCACAAGGCAACCAAGGCAACCAAGGCCCGCAGGGCAACCAGGGTCCTCAAGGCAATCAAGGGCCACAGGGTAATCAAGGCAACCAAGGCCCACAGGGAAACCAAGGCCCAACAGGTATTCAAGGAACATTAGGTACACAAGGAGACACAGGATCTCAAGGTGCTAAAGGCGACCAAGGCTATCAAGGTATAGTAGGTCAAGGGTTCATAATCTATCAAACATACAATTCCGTAGCTTTATTATTGGCTGATTCATCTTGTCCAAACGGACAATTTGGATTAGTAGGAGGAACTCTACCTCAATCAGATCCAGACTACGGTAAACTATATTTAAGAAGTGGGGGGACATGGTCTTTTACCACAGACATGTCTGTGCAAGGGATTCAAGGTAATACTGGAGCTCAAGGAGCTACAGGACAACAAGGTACTACTGGATTTCAAGGTATTACAGGACAACAAGGTCCAACTGGACTTCAGGGGGCTCAGGGTAATCAAGGACCTACAGGTTTTCAAGGAAATCAAGGCCCTCAAGGAAACCAAGGCCCACAAGGCGATCAAGGCTTCCAAGGCAGACAGGGACCTCAGGGTGACCAAGGTGCTCAAGGTAGACAAGGCCCACAAGGCGATCAAGGAGCTCAAGGCCGTCAAGGCCCACAGGGTAATCAAGGCCCACAAGGCAATCAGGGACCACAAGGAATTCAAGGTGCTCAAGGCAACCAAGGCCCTCAAGGTATTCAAGGAGCTCAAGGAAATCAGGGACCTCAAGGCGTTCAGGGAGCTCAAGGCAACCAAGGTCCTCAAGGTATTCAAGGTGCTACAGGTACAGCAAATATTAATGGTACTGGCTTTGTAAAGGCAAGCGGTGCTACTATTTCATATGATAATTCAACTTATTTAACCTCTTATACAGAAGTAGATACTCTTGCTACTGTAACAGGAAGAGGAGCTACTACCTCAACATCTATAACAGCAGGAGGAATTATTACTGCAGGGACAGGTCAAGGATTTAAAAATCTTAGTTATCAAGGAGGATATAATAGAATATGGAGTTTTGGTGGTGGATCAGAAGCATATGGAATTGCATATTATCAAGGAGCAACAGCTCCTGGAGGAACTGATGCTATAGGTTTTCATTTTGGAAACACAGCAAGCCCTTTGTTTTATTCTAATAACTTAGGTAATGCTTACTTTTCAGGAACTATATCAGCATCTAACTTTAGCGGTACACATAGCGGCTCGTCAAGTGGAACTAATACGGGTGATCAAACTAACATATCTGGTACAGCCGCCTATGCTACTCAATGGGGTACTAGTGCAGGATATGCTAATTTTAGTTCTACTGCTATTTCAGCTTCAGTAGGATGGCTTTTTGGTACTACTGGAAATGGAACTTATGCTCCTGTTTCACTAGCTAGTGTAGCTACTTTACTTGGACTAGGATCTTTAGCTTATAGTTCAGCTACAATACCTACGAATAACAATCAGCTTACAAACGGTGCTGGATATATTACTGGAGAGTCAGATACTCTAGCTACAGTAACAGCTAGAGGAGCATCTACTACTGCAGCTATAACTATATCAAGAGAAGCAGCGGCTTATGGAGGTACTACTCAATCATTTTTAGTAGATGGTGCTGGAGGAAATGCAGCTTTAACAATCAATGCTGCTGCTAACTATGCCTATTTAAATTTTGCTCAAGCAGGTGCCACTAAGTTTGAAATAGGATCTGAAGGTGCTGCTACAAATAAAGGAAGTTTATATTTTAATCATAACATACAGGTAGGTTCTAGTGGTGCCGCCTTATATATTAAAAAATCAAATGGTTTTGTTGGTATATTAAATATAGCACCCACAACAGCTCTTGATGTTAGTGGAGCAGGTACTTTTTCATCTACTTTATCACTTGGTGGTGGAATAACTTTTACAGCTCCTGGTGGTACTGTATTATTAAAACATGCTGTTGCTGAAGTAGATGCTTGGATATTCCAAGAAAATGCTGCTAACTGGGGATTATATTATAAAAATAATCCTAGTGGTAATCACACATTTGGAGGATATACAACTGTAGGAGCTGAGACTTTTGGATTATCTGCAGCTAACGTGAGTGGAAATGGAGTATTAACATCTAATTTTGTTGGAGCGACAACAGCTTATGCTCAGTGGATGTTATCAAATTATACTGGATATATTTGGTCTGCTAGTACAATATATGCACAAACATCTATGGTTGTTGGTGGTAACACCGTACTTCATGCAGCTAATTTTTCATCATATGCTACTCCCATAAGAGTTCAATCAAACTGGAATGATAGCACTGTTATTAATAATGTTGTAGGTTTATTAGCATGGAAAAACTACGGTAATGCTCACGTTATATTTGATGCATCTAATGGAACTTCTCCAAGTGGAACAGGTGTAAGTCAAACAAATGCCTCAAATGCTTGGACGGCTGCTTATCCTACATTAATGGGATGGAATGGATCTGGCACTTATGGTGTAAGAGTAGATAGTGCAAGAATTTCTGATAGTACATCAGGTAATGCTGGAACTGTTACTGATGGAGTATATTTAAGTGGTACTCAAAATATATCAGGAACAAAATATTTTGTATCAAATAGAGATACATCATCAGACTCACCTCCTTTACAAGCATATTCAAATAATGGAAGTGGTGCAATAATGTCTTTTCATAGAGGAGGATATTATGCTGTAAATATGGGTCTTGATTCTGATAACGTATTTAGAATAGGTGGATGGAGTGCAGCTGCAAATAGATTACAACTTGATATGAGTGGTAATCTTACTGTTGCAGGAGCAATAGCAGGAAGTAACTTTAGTGGTAGTCATTCAGGTTCATCTTCTGGAACTAATACTGGAGATCAAACAAATATTAGTGGAAGTTCTGCTACTGTTACTCACTATGCATCAAGAGCTGATGTTGCATCGTATAATGTAGTTTGGGCAGCAGGTAATCCGTCACATATGTATTCTTGTGACGCTGTTAGAATTCAATCAAGTACAGGTACAATATTTGCTACTCGTTCAGCTGCTCCTATGTCAGCAACAGTATCAAACGGCAACTGGAATACAAGTTTTTCAAATACACCTGTTTCTACAATGGCTTGGGGTGGAGATGTATCATCAGGTGGTCCTACAGGTACTTGGTGGTTCCAAATGAATATGCGTCATAGTAATGCATCAAATGATTGGGGTACACAATTAGCTTATGGATGGGAAGATAATGCAAATCAGATATATCAACGTAATGTAACAGGAGGAAACTGGAGTGCTTGGGTTAGATACTTGAATAGTGGTAACTATTCTTCTTATGCTCTTCCATTAAGTGGTGGAACTTTGAGTGGTACACTTCAATTTGCACAACCTGTTGGTCTTGGATTTGCAAATGGACAATACATTAAAGATAATGGTGGAGGTGGTTTAATTATTAATAGTGGAGCAGCAGTTAATATAGGTGGAACATCAGTAACATTTACTGGTACAACGTATGCTTATAATGGTATACAGATGTATAGAAATGGGCAAGCCAATACTGGTATTTCTTGGTATAATGCCTCTTATTATAACTGGCAAGAATATATGGCCTCCGCTGGTGCAACAGGATGTGGACCAAATGCTAACTTAACAGCACCTAGTGGTTTATATCAAGTTACTTCTTGGGCATTACGTTCAAGAATGGAAACTGTAGGAAGCTATGGTTGGTTATGGGAAGTTGGTGGTGGGGGTGGTGGAGTTGCAGCAGGTAGTGCTGTAATGGAGTTAGATGTATATGGTAATTTAAGAACAGCAGCTGACGTCATAGCATATGCATCAGATGGTAGATTAAAAACCAATGTTAAAGTAATAGAAAATGCTTTAAGTAAAGTTCAAGCTATTCGTGGTGTAGAATATGATTGGTTAGATAATATCTATGAAGACTATGGTTTCAAACCAACCAAAATGCATGAAGTCGGTGTGATAGCTCAAGAAGTTGAACTTGTTCTTCCAGAAGTTGTTTTAACAGCTCCATTCAATGGTGCTTATAAAGATAAGCATGGTATTGATCCTAACTTCTTAACTGTTAAATATGATAGAATGGTTCCACTACTAATCGAAGCAATCAAAGAACAACAAACACAAATCGAAGAATTAAAATCACAAATATCATATTTGGTAGATAATAAATAAGTTTGGTTATTTAATTTATTAGTTGTATATTTGACTAAATAATTAGTTTATGGCAGATCATATTAATCATTTAACCAATGTTGATGGTGTGTTGTGGTGTGTTGATACAGTAATCTTTAATGGTGATGTTTATACTATTAATGGATGGGTATCACATATAATGCAACCCGTTAAAGCATTCCTAATTGGTGAAGAAATTATTTCTCCTGGTTTTGAATCAAGATCAGATGTTAAAAAGTTTTATCCTACAATCCCCACTGATGAAGTTGGATTCCAATTAATTATTTCAAAACAAGAAATAGACAAACCCGTTGGACTTGTATTACAAGATAATTCCGTAGTAAATTTTATTGGTACATTTGAAAAATGGATAGTATTTAATACTGGATTCAATGAAACTTCTAAAAAAGGTATTATAGTAGTAGATAATTTCTACAAAAACCCATCATGGGTAAGAGAATATGCAATAAATAATTTAGATTTTAATCCATCAGGATATCATAAAGGACAACGTAGTTCAGATAGATTTATTTTAGAGGGTACTAAAGAAAAATTTGAAGAGATTTTAGGTAAGAAGATTACAAACTGGAATTATGAGTCATATGCTAATGGAGTATTCCAATATTGCACATCTCAAGATCCAATTGTATATCACGTTGATTCTCAAACGTATGCTGCAATGGTGTATTTAACACCAAATGCTCCTTTACAAACAGGTACTGCTACCTATAAAAGCAAAATTACAGGCGCTACTAGATTTGATAAAACTGAAGGTGACGATTATTACAATACTTTTAAGGGATTAAGTAATAATATGAACTTCTATGATCCAACAACATATGAAGTAGTAGATACTGTTGCAAATGTTTATAATAGATTAGTTATGTTTGATTCAAAATCAATACACGCAGCAACCGGCTATTTCGGAGATGCAATTGAAAATGCTAGATTTTTTCACCTATTTTTCTTTGACGTAGAATGGTAATACACATATTAACGCGTTGTACGCGCCCACAGAATTTATTAACAATTCAGAAAACAATATTTGAAACCTCTGTAGTTGTATATTGGCATATTATCTTTGATACAACAACATTAAAAGATATTGATGCTGAAATGCTAAATAAATTGCAAGGTCCTACTACTAAATTTCACTTTGTAAAGGGAGATGGATCTGATTATCTATACCCTCAATTAAATGATATTATAGACGGATTATTTGAAGATGCTTATATTGTAATATTAGATGATGACAATTACGTTCATCATTCTTTCTATGACACAATCAAAAAGGAAATAGAAGCAAACCCTGATAAAGAGGCTTTCGTTTATGAACAGCGCATTGATGGAAGAGATTTTACTGGCTTAGATGTTAGAAAAGTAGGCCCTGAACACATGAAATTAAGACATATAGACTCAGCTCAATATGTTATTAAACAATCATTATACACACAAGGAAAATATGAAGGTGGATATTGTGGCGATGGTGTATTTATAGAAAATTTATATAAACAATTCCCAGATAAATTTCATTTTATTCATTCTGAACTGTGTTATTATAATCGTTTAACACCAGTTAAAAAAGCAAAAGTGCCTAAAGTACTTTATATTAATGGCCAATCAGAATTAGAAAGTATTAAACATTTAGGATATGAGGATACTAGTTTAAATGTATTATATACACCAAATGATATTAGTATTGAAAGTACATTGACATCATTTAAACCGGATTCAATTATTACTGTTGGTAAACATTTTAGAGAATTTCCTAATTTAGCTTGCCAACCATTAGAGGTAAGAAAAAGATGGCTTAATGTTGAAGAAGATACTACTGGTAATGGTGATATAGCTTACAATGTAGCTATGAATCAAATATTAACAGCATCAAATGAACATTTAGTATCATATTTTACCCCAATATATAATACTGGAGATAAATTGTGGAATACTTATCGTTCATTACTTGAACAAACATATGAAGATTGGGAATGGATATTGGTAAATGATTCATCTGATGGTGGTAAAACACTTAAAATAGCTGAAGAAATAGCTAGACGAGATTCAAGAGTAAAAGTATACGATTTTAGAGAAAAAACAGGAGGAATTATTGGTGAATCAAAATATAGAGCAGCTTGTTTAACAAGAGGATTCTTATTAGCAGAGTTAGATCATGATGATTTATTAACTGATAACTGTACAATGGATTTAATTAATGCTACTAAAGCATACCCAGATGCAGGTTTCTTCTTTAATGATAGCGTTGAATTAAATGAAAATTGGGAATCATTAACATATGATGATGGATTTGCTTTTGGGTATGGTAAGTATAGAAAAGAAACTTATAGAGGTCGTGAATGGGATGTAGCGATTACTCAAAACATCAATCCAAAAACCATAAGACATATTGTAGGGGTTCCAAATCACGTTCGTGCTTGGAGAAGAGATACATATTTCGCTATTGGCGGACATAATAGAGACTTAGCTATTGCTGATGATTATGAATTAGTAGTAAGAACATTCTTACACACTAGAATATGTAAAATACCAAAAATAGGCTACATTCAGTTCATATATAATAATCATACAGGACAAAATACACACGATTTATCTCGTGCTGATATTCAACGTAGAGTAAGATCGATTATGTATCACTATAATGATAGAATTGCAAAGCGATTTGAAGAATTAGGAGTTGAAGATTATGCTTACAACCACAATCCAAACAATCCATTATCAGCCGAAAGTAGATTTGGTGATGGTGAAAATTACGTAAACTATATTTATAATGATTAGTATTATTATCCCTACATTGTGGCAGTCAGATTGCATTTATGAAACCATTCGTGATTTCAAATATAGTCAAGTTGAAGGAGCTGAATTAATTATTATTGACAACGCCAATAGTGATTATGATGAAGAAGGTGTTACATTTGTTAGACAAACAGAAAACATATTTGTAAACCCCGCCTGGAATTTAGGTGTATCTTTAGCTAAAAATGATACTATATGTTTATTAAACGACGACATAACAATTAATTTAAAAACGTTATTTAATAATATCTCCCGTTTTCCCGAATACGGAATGATAGGATTTGACGCCAACAGAAACCTCACTCAAACGCTGAATGTTGATGATGAAATTTGGGAATTAGAAGATGCTACTTGCCGCAGTTTAGGATTTGGTTGCATGATGATAATGCCTAAAGCACATTACGAAATAATCCCATCAGATTTAAAAATATATTTTGGTGATGATATGTTATATTGGTTAAATAAAGATTTCTTTAAACGTAAAGTTTATAATATTAAAAATTTAAAATCAACAGGTGAATTAAGCAAAACTAGCAGACCATATGAACCACAACTTCAGATAGAATTACCTTATTTCCACTCAGCAATCCAACAATTACAACAAAAATATACTAATTTATAAATAATATACATGAATACTAAAGAACATTTATTTGAAATGAGAGATGGGCAGTACGCTCAAGGGTTAGAAGATTTAATTTCACATATACAAAAACATAGTGATACTAAAAATATGACAATGGTAGAAATTGGCTCTTATGCTGGTGAGTCTACTATCATATTTGCAAAACATTTTAAAAATGTAATTGCTATTGATCCTTTCATGAACGATTATGATCCAAATGATATTACTTGTAATTATATGGAGTTAACGGACGTTCATAAAGTATTTAATAATACAATCCTTCCTTTTGATAATATACAACATATTCACAAAACATCTGATGATGCTATTGATGATTTAATTGAACAAAAGTTTGATTTTATTTATATAGATGGATTACACACTTATGATCAAATTAAAAAAGATATTCGTAATTATTTTCCAATAATCAATAAAGGTGGATTTATTGGTGGACATGATTTTCATAAAAATTGGCAAGGAGTTATAGATGGTATATTAGAAACTATTGGAATACCAGACGAAACATTTAAAGATACAAGTTGGATTAAACAAATAAAATAAGATATGAAAAATTTCTGCATAGGAACTTTAACACATGATGCACCTAAGCGAGGTGAATATTTTATAGATACAGTTAATAGTTTTTTAGAAAACACCATAGTTCCAGAAGGTGTAAATTGGTTTATATATTTTAATGGTGGTCATGATAGTCCTGTTATAAGCTCTATTAATGAAATGATTGATAAGTGGAGCCATAAGGTAAATTTTCATTTATTCTGTGAAGGTAAAAACTTAGGTGTAGGTCCGGGTATAAACAAATTAAACGAACATTTAAAATTATACGAATATTCTTTCTTTTTAGAAGGGGATTGGATTACATTACCACAATCTATAAGTGGATTTGATAAAAATTGGTTAATGGATTGTTTAGAATTATTAGAAACTAATAATGAAATAGACCAAATACAATTACGTAGATTCTTGCATGATGTGGATGATAGACAGTTTGGGTATGGTTATTGGATAAAACAATCTAATATTAAACAAGAAACTGATAAATTTTTCTTTCTAA